TTCTAAACCTATACCAGCACAGAATAATTTCATTCCACCACCAGAACCAGTTGATTCTACGATAGGGGCTGGATTTCCTTGTTGTGCAAATTTCTCTGCAACGATTGTTGAAAATGGATAAACGGTGCTTGAACCGACAATCCTTATTTGTTCTCTTGCGACAGCACTAGATATACTGCCCACTATAGTTAAAAATATACTAAATATGTATAGTGATTTAATCATAATTTTTCTCCATAAAAAAAAGAAACTGAATTGTTCCTTTTAAAATATTTATTGAACATTTTATAAATGTAACAAAAGTTTAACATGAATAAAAAAACAGCAGAAAATTAATTCTGCTGTTCCTTTTTATATGCAAGTTTCAATTATCTCATTATATAGCACTCACATTATTTGCCACTTTGATGATGAGGTTTGAGAGGTAGTGGCAAATTTCCATTAGCCAAAAATCTTGACTAAATTAACTACTGTTATTGCTATGAAAACCCCATTCATAACAAATAAAAACTTATTCATTGACACCCTCCAACTCTTTTACGGCGATTTCAACACCTGCCCAACCAAAGTTTTTTTCAACTTTTTTGATGATGTCAGTTTTAGTTACTTTCCAAGTTGCAGAACCGTCATCAGTTCCAGCAAATAAGAATCCATCCTCATCTATGAAATCCCATACAAATTCTTGAACTTCCATTATAAAATTTTTTATTTTACTCATATTATCCTCTCTTTCAATTAATTCATATAAAGTGGGCCAGTCCAATTAACCACACCACCAGTAAAAATATTCCCTCTTGAATAATTTCTTGCAGGAGCATTATAACCTGCAGGTTTTAGTAAGTCACCTTTCTTAAATCTTTTATCATCTTGTTTTTGAACAAATCCCCAAGCACCATTTTGATAAAGAATTTTAGTGTACTTACGATTATCTTCAACACGATATTTATTTCGTACTTCTTCAAAAGTTTTTTGATCCGTAAATTTTGATGTCCAACCTTGAAAGTCTTTAACAGCGGCATCAATAAGATTTTCAATACCTTCTTCATAAGTTTTTGCGTTTTTAAATTGTTGCATTTTTTACCTCATCATTAATTATACTTTTACATTAACATACTAAAACCCTATTGTCAAGGGCTTTTTTGATTTTTTTTGGTATTATTATTAAAAGTTTTCCAATAATAAAATTCATCAATGTTAACATCTAAATCACTTAGTTTTCTTTCAAATGAATTAGTAAGTGTCATTAGTTCAAATTTACGTCTTTCTTTAAAGATATCACCACCTTGAGAATTGTTTTTTGGTAGTTGTTCTGAACATAATTGAACAACAATTCTACTTTGAGGAAAGGGTGTTGCATTTGAACCAGAGCCATGTACTAACATATAATCAAAAAATACTGCATCACCTTTTTTAAGTTTTAAAGATTTGAAGTTGTCACCAGACCAAATATCTTTCATATTTAAAATACTATATTTTGCATTTCCATCTCTCTCTAAAACCATTTGATGATTATGCAAAGAACCCTTGTGAGAGCCTACAAAAACATTTAAAGGAGCATGGTCTAAATCTTCAACAGCAATAAAACATTGTAAGTATTTTGAATTTGAAACACCTAACTTCTGTCTGTAAAAATAATCTTGATGATAATATTCACAAGAGCCAAAGTATGCAGCTTTATAATACATTTTTTTCATAAAAATATCATAAGTCTGACCAGTAAATTCTTTTGCTTTATCTTTAATTAAATTATTAATCTCAAGTGGAAAATCAATGTCAGAATATTTTGACATACCATAAAATTTTGCTTTGTCCTCTCTAAATTCTCCTTTGTAATTTAGAGCCTCTCTTTGAGAAAGTTGTTCCTCTGTGAGCAAATTTTCAACTATTGTAAATCCATCATCTTTTAGATTGAATGTCAAGTTTCTTGCTCCAAATTCATTCTTTCTTTCATTGGATTAAATGCTTGATAATCATCATCCCAATTAAAAGCTTCTTTCACAACGGCGTGTGATAGACCTTTATAGACTTGATGTAATTTTTTATCTTTTGCATTAACTACAATATCTGCTTCAGATTCATGTAAACCCTCTAACATTTGAACAAACATTTGTTCTTTCTTCCATTGAGGTGTTTTATTATCTGCACCTTTAATATAATGCCATAATTTTTTTGCTTCTGCAGCCAGAACTGTATGTTCTGTTCCCTCTGGTGCTTTATTCCTTGTATAAGGAACTTTACCCTCTGGTAATACCCATTCTATCTCTGGGTCAAAAGATGCTTTAATTATCATTCTTAATGCAGCTGTATTATGCTCTTTAAGAATTGCAACTTTTTTTTCTTTAGTTTTTGCTTTGTGTACTTTGTCAAGTACCTCTGAAAATAATAATGTGTTTCCTGCCATTTTAAAATTCTCCAATTGAATCAGTTAACTCTTTAAGTTTATTATGTATAAAGTAATTTAATAATTTACTCCTATCTTCACAAGGTGCAGATTCAAATTCTTCTATAATTTGTTTTGATAGTTCATTAGGAATCTCATCTAAATCAATAAGCTTTTTATTTCGTTGATAATTTCTTTCAACTTCAAAATTATTAATGTTACCTTCTTTCCAAGTATTTATCTTAGTTTGACTCAAGGGTCTTTGTCGTAACCCATCTACAAAAGTATTATCATTAGATAAAACATTTGGAACTCCATCACTTGTATCACCCTTTAAAATATGTGTCTTTATATAATCATGGGCGTCAACTCCATTTATATATTTTTTTGTTATTGGACTATACTGTGATACATTTTCATGTTTTTGTAATTGTATAAAATCTTTGTCACCAGAAACAATCATTACTTTTTGATTAGGATATTTTTTAACTAAAGTAGCAATAATGTCATCTGCTTCAGCACCATATATTTCTAAATGTTTGTAAGGAAAATTTTCTTTGAGTTCGGCTTTAATTTTATTTAAACAACTAAAAATTGCATCCCAATCTTTGTTGTCTTTTTCTCTTCCCTTTCTACGATTTGCTTTGTAGTTTGGGAAAACTTCTCTTCTCCAATAATGTTTAGAATCATATGCAAGAACAATCTCACCATACTCTTCATTAAACATTGTTCTATACATTCTCACAGAGTTTAATATCATATGACGGACTATTCCCTCATCTACGATATTAGTTTTTTCCATATTCAAATGCATCATCAGACTCGCAAGTGAAATCTGATTCATATCCATAATAATCATATTAATCTTTCTTTAAAAGTTTTTCCAATTTTTCTATGCTTAAAGTGCTAAAAGAAATATCTTTTTCTTCATGCTTTATATTACTAGTAACAACAACTTCATCAATGAAATCATGTAAAGGATGAGCATATCCCATGTCTTTTAAAGCTATTGCTCTAACGACCTCATTTAAAAAAGGAATTTGTTGTCTAAAAGATTGTGATTGTATATCAAAACCATTATCTTTATACATTGTCAATAATGTAACCATTAATTGTTCTGCCAGATCATCAGCAAAATCCATATCAAACCCAAGTTGATCTGTGTCATCAAAATTATTGATAACTTTATTCTTCCAAGGCCCTTTGATTATATTATCTGACATTAGATAAAACCATATTCTTCCATAAGTTTAAGACGTTTCTTTTGCCATCTTTTCTCGCCTCTTTTTTTTGCGAGTCTTTGTTTTTCTGATTTTTTAACAAAATGTTGTCTTTCTTTAACCTCTTGCATCAAACCATCATTTTTAATTTTTCTTTTAAGACGTTTCATGGCTTTGTTGACATCATTATTTCTAACATAAACCATCATACCGATTTCTTTTTGTTCATAATTTTTTCTCATAATATTAATATATACTTTTTAAAAACAATTGTCAAGGGTTTCTTTTATTTATTTTAATGCAGCCACGACAACATAAAGTAAAAGAGCAAAAACTCCAATACCTGCAATGACACCAATAGCTATCATTATCCAATTCCAAATTTGATTCATTTGCTCTTGTTGAGCATAAATTTGGTCTTGTCTATCCTTACGAATTTTGGCTTGTAGTTTCAAAATCTCATTCCAGCTATTAGGCCCATAAGTTAAGTTGACAAATGTTCTTAATTCATCTTCCATTGCCTCTGCTTTTTTTGAAGCTGCAAAAGCATCCATTGCCTCCTCTTCAATTGATGAACCAAAGAATATTTTTTTAAATGCAGGTGGATTTTTCGCCATCTTATCTGCTTGACGGACATCAGATATTGCACCCATCCATTTACCCATGGTGCCATACATATCTTCCATGTCTTTGCCAGCACTAATTCCTTGCTTTATGACGTTAAAAGCAGCTGTTGCAGTTGCAATCGCCGTAATCGGGTCTATCATAAAAATCTCCGTTTTTTAAGGGGTACAATCATACACGAGAGGTTCTTTCCACCCACCTAGCGACCTGCTGAGCGGTCCGTTTTTTCTCTAATTCATGCCCGATAATGGATTTTCTAGTGCTTTCTGTATTTTATCATCAATTTCTTTTTGTATTGTTTCCATACTCTTCATTAATCTCGCTTCTAAAGAATCCATATCATTTCTTAATTGTTCCCTACGTTTATCAAACCTATCAGAGTTTACAGTTATCATATCTCGTACTTTTGTATCATTAGTTTCAATACTTAATCTGACACTTGCAAATGCTTCTCTGGCAAGTTTTTCCATTTTATTCATTTTCACATCCATAATATGCATTTCATCTTTTATTTCACGAGCAGTAGATTTTGTATAAGTTCTTGCATCTTCAGCTTGGTCTGCCAAGTTCTCTTCAAACTTTATGACAATCTCAATCTCTTTTTCAAAACCTTCTATTCTAGCTTGTAATTCATTTTGTAACAAATCAACTTTTTCTTCTGAAGAGGTAGTTTTCTCCTCTATTATATCTATAAAACTTTGAAGTTGTGCTTCTGAACTTTCTATAGTTTCTTTTAAAACTGCCATCTCTTCTTCTAGCCCAGACATATCTGGTGCAACGTATTCTTCTATTTGCTCTTTCATGTCCATGTAATCTTTATAAAATTCAAATCCAGCCCATAATCCTCCACCAAGTGTTCCTATTAGTGGCAGAATGAGCAATAATTTACTTCCACCAATTTTTATACCGCCGTATTCTACTTCAGCCATTAGTTTCTCCTATATTGCGATTCTATTAGTTCTTTATGTTTAATATCACTACCACCGAATAAAAAATATTGTAAATAATTATCTTCTTTATATTCTCCACCAGGTATTGTTGCATCTGTAAAAAATCCCTCAACATCTGGTATTATTTTTTTAGTGTCAAAAAAATCTTTTGTATTTCCCAACACTTGCATAACAATTAAAGTTTTAATTTGATTCTCTGAATCATATCTTCCTTTATCACCCATCTTCTTAACTATTTTAGTTGCAGCTTTTTGTTTCTGCTCTTGTTTCTGTTCTTTTTCCTCAGTTTCTTTTTGTTCCGTTTTTTCAGTTTTAGGTTCTGGTTCAGACTTTTCCTCTGGTTCAGGTTCTGATTTAGATTCTTCTACTGTATCTTCTTTAGAACTTTCTGTTTCACCCTCTCCCTCATCAGATTCGTCATCATTATTTCCTCCCACTGGCTTTTCCACATCACTACTGGGCTCTTGTACATCTTCTGACGTATCTTCCGTATTCTCTGAACTCGACCCCTGCGGCTCCGTTGTGACTTCATTTACACTCTCCGTTTCTACCTCAACACTAACCTCCACAATTTCCATTTCCATCTCTACCTCTATTTCTACATTAACTTCAGGTAGATCATCCATCATAGCATTATCAAATGATAATTCTATTTCTGGCATTTCTATTTCAATGTCAGGTATTTCTATTTCTAATTCTAATTCAACAGTTTCATAGGTAACTTCTGTGTCCATCTCAATATCTGGCACAATTTCTATGTCACCAAAATCGTCTACGATAACATCATTAGTTTCAAATATATCTTCAACAATTTCAATTGTTTCTGTATCATATCCATTTAATGCAATAAATTCTTCTACAGTTGTGATTTGTTGTGTGACAATTGTATTTACAACATTATATAATATATTTATCTCTACATCATCAAACATTGGTCCTACTGCAAGATTAATATCTCTTCCACCTACCTCTACAATCACAGTTGAAAGTTGACCACTAAAATCCCAGCCACCTTCATAAGTTTGATACTGACTATTTACACCAGTTTCAGATAGAATATCAGTACCAGAAAATACTGTTGTATTTCCATCTTTACCTCTCAAATGTAAATAAATTCTATCTTGAGAATCTTGTTTATCTACACTAATTCTATATGTTGTTCTACCGCCTCTTCCCATACTTGATCGTAAATCTGATATGTTAACTGTATTAATAAAAGTTGTTCCCATACCACTAACACCATATGCACTTGTGCTACTCCCACTACCAGTAATCATTGCACATCTATCTGTTCCTAAATCTCCACAAGTTGCACCACTTGGCATTGATGCAGAACCTTGTCCACCCCAATCTGAATCCATATCTCCCTCTTTACTAGATGAAACATATCCTTGACTTCCATCTAATATGTTATTGGAATCTTCATTTGTAATTGTTGTAGTCGTTATGTCTGTTGTAGTTGTGATTGTAGTTGTTATACCATCACCACCAAGTTCTGTAGATTCATCTATTGTTTCTACAGTTTCTATGGTAACACCAGGTGTGCATAATCCTATGGTTAATGTTGGGCAAGAGTCATTTGCAAATGAAGTAGACGACCAAAAAAACAATGAGAGCGATACAATAGATAATAAGAACATCTGTAACCATCTATTGACTAACTTTTCCATCTTTACCTATGGAAAAGACCTTTTTGTCCGTCTTATTTGTATTTTCTAAATCGTTTATTTCTTCTTGTAATAATTCTTCTTCTCTTTGTTCTTTTAATATTTTTGGTAAAATTAAACTACCTTCAGGTATATCTTTAGTATTTTCTTTCCAAGATTCTCTTGCATCATCTCCGATAGCACCATAATATGGACAAGGTGTTCCAGCCATCCACATTGCATCAAAAACTCTAACATCTTGACATAATGCAGATACAGCTGCAACTTTCATTCCCATTCCATAGAGTGAGCGTGAAAGTTTAATTCTTTCGCAATTCTCATCTGTTACTGTTATACCAGATGCAACACCAAAAACTGACGTTTGCACAGCACCTGACATTGCTTGTTTACACACATCACTATTATTAATGACAACTGAAGGTGCAGAGGCTGTAGGTGGCGTATTATTTGTAACAACTGTTGATGATACAGTATTAGTATCTGCCCCAAAAGCATAAAGTGCTGTCATTGCTAAAAAAAATATTATAGCAAATATTGTGTATTTCATTTAGATTTCCTTAATAGAAGTTCATTATTATTTAGAAAAATCTAGATGTGAAAATGGGGGTTTGTTTACATATTTTTTGACAAGTCAAAATGTCAATTAAATGACAATAGTGTCTACCATGAAAGTTTCTGCAAAATCGCAATTTATAAAATCACCACGATATCTATTGTATTTAATTATAGAATCAATTGTATCTTCAGACAAATTTTTATATTCTTTTACTGCTTTTATTTTATCTTCTATTTCATTATCAATGCCAACAAAAACATTGTTTCTGAATTGATTATACTTTTGATTGTAAGGAAATGCATCCATATACCAAACGTCTATTGGTTGTTTTCTTCTTAAACTATTTGTCAAATGATAACACATTCTGTGGTCTTGATGCCAATCTTCTTTCCAATGTGATATAATTAAATCATAACCAAATAGACTATATTTTTCTTCTACTTCTTGAATTAATTTGTTATCCACAATATTGGGTCTATCTATATCGTTATCAAATACAATATAATTAAAACCTAATCCAAATGCACTTGAGTCTAGATATTTAAGATGTGGTACGTTTGGAATCATAATTAAATTATCAACAACTGTACCCGCCTTTATAAACTTTTTCACAGTTCCAGCACAAGAAATTTCTAAATCATCAGGGTGTGCAGATATTATTAAAATTTTTGAATAAAAGTTATAATTCATATTTTACCAATCCTCAAATGTTGGAGGTCGCATCAATTGAACATAATTAATTATAGATCGTGTTCTGTCTGATTTTAAACCTGTTATTTGTATTGCAGGCCTAGGATAATTACTAGCATTCGCTGTAGCGTGTGGAACATTCGGCCAATCAAATATATGAGCCTCACCAGCACTCCAACGATCATATACACAATTTCCATATAAGTAAAATTGACCAGGTGTCCAATCATCTAGGAAAATAGTAATACGACATACCTCCTCTGGGTCTCCTCTATCCCAAAGTTTATCAATATGATAATTAAACATTTGGCCTGTCAATTGTACATGAGAACGAACTTTAAGTTCATCATCATTTCCTTTAAGACCAAAATAATCTTTCATGGCAGTTAGTATAGGATAGTCCTCAAATTGTTCACTCATATTTGTTAACATAAGTTTTTTAGGATTACCACCACCTTGAGTGATATCAAATTCTTCTTGTTCAAGCATGGGTGATTTATCATCTCTGTTACCATAAAATTTACGATTTTCCCAATTTATAGCTTTAACAGAATTTTCAACTAAACGATCTCGTTCCTCTTTCCATCTACTAGGATTTGCAAAACGACCTAATACTTGAAACCAATCACCCTCTTGATCTATGATACTATTGTTAAAGTGATACTTGCTGTGGTCTTTTGTCCACTCCCAATTACTTTTATAATTCTCAAAGTCTTTAAGTTTTTTTGTCATATTCTTCATCTCTTCTCACATTACGATAATGCCAAATAGCTTCATCCCAACAATCATAATAATCTTTGCCTGTTTCTTTTTTAAATCTTTCAGCATATAAAGGATAATTTGTTGGATTTGTTTTCATACACCACTCTGCAGGTTGTAATGTAACATTATAAGTTTTCACACACTCATAAACAAAATATTGTTCGCCGAATTTGGGAAGTAAATTATATTTAAAAGAAAAATGTTCTTGCCAATGTTGAAAACTTTCCATATAAACATTTTGTATAAAATCAAAATCGTGAGATTTAAATTTGTAAAAGTTCCCACTTATTGGCATATCATCATCTCTCCACCATCTATTCATTGACACAAACTCTTTTGATTTAATTGGATATTCAATAACTGGTGCTGGATTTTTATTCCACTCCATATCAATATCAACTATTATAGTTTCATCATTAGGCTGTGCTTTGATAAAAGATGGGTCAAAAAACTTAATTTTATTCCAATGAATATGTAAATGAATATCTTCATTTGTCAAAGGTATCGTATTGATATAGTCAGGTAAGTCACGATTATCATCTGTAAGACACCAAAATTTAACATCATTACAATATTCTTTTATTGGTTCACATAAAGGTTCAATCCAATGATTTATCGGTCGGCCTTGAACTTCCTCTCCATATTTTACAAAACAAAAGTTAATATTCTTCTGTTGATTCAATGAGGGCATCTATATCAATCTCCTTTGCGACTCTATTATGTAATTTTAAAAAATGTTCTGCATCAATTAAAACTAATGGTTTATGATTGTTTCTTTTTATAATTAGAATAGGTTCATAATCTTTTGAGTTTTCAACTGCTTGTTTGTAAGATTCCCATATGTTAACCTTTTCTTGATTTTTACACTCTACGGAATATGGAAATTTTTCTCTTGCGGCCCTTGCCATAATTAAATCTTCTCCACCTGCACCCATAGAACGACTCTCAATATCCTCTGGGTGGATATTAAGTATTTCTATAAGTTTGTTACGAACCCATTGCTGGAATCGTCTACCTTTTGCTTTTGCTGATTGTACTTTCATCTGGTGTGGTTATCATAAACTTTCTTTGTGGGTTTACCATTACATTCAAACGACTCATGACATATCTGTTTAATAAAACATCAGTACCCATATCACTTCTATCATCTAATGCGAACATAATATTTGTTAATTTTGTATTAGAAAAAATCATATCTAATTGCACAACAGGTCTTTCTTCTTCTCCAGAGCCTGTTTTTGTAGTTTTATATGTTACTAATTTTGTTATATGTTGTCTATTCATTGTGGTAAATTTAATTTTGTTTCCACTTATTTCAATATTTTCTGCGTGTAAAACAGATAAAACTGAATTGCCTGTATCAAACTTTGCTATGAGTTTTCCAAAAGGTTCTACAATAATTTCTTCATAATATCCACATTGAGTAGGAACAGTATATCTAAATTTAGTATCTTTAAAATATTCTAAGACCTCTTTTATAATATTTTTATTATTTGCATCTTCAATACCCTCAGAACCTGGTGATGAATTTACTTCTAATATGTAAGGCCTATCTTTTGATGCAATAAAATCAACTGCTGAATATAATCCACCAACTGCTTTTGCAGCTCTTAAACAATCTTTCTTTTCTATTTCTGATAGTTTGTAAGTTGAAACCTTCGCACCTTGAGAGTAATTACTTCTAAAATCTCCCTCGACAACATCTCTTCTCATTGTTGCAATTATTTCATTGTCTAAAATTAAAACTCTTACATCAAAATCTGTTTTGACATATTCTTGAATTAGAATATCAGAGTCTTTATCTATTTTATAAATTAATTGTACAACAGATTTTAATGCTCTTTCAGATTCAATAAACAAAACTCCAACACCTTTAGAGCCTCTCAAAGTTTTTAGTATGATTGGAAATTTTGAATCTAAGGATTCAAAAGCTTGCTCTAAAGTTTCCTCACTATGAACTAAAACAGTTTTGGGTTGTCGTAATCCGTTATCTCTTAAACGAATGTAACTTCTATATTTGTCTGCAGCTATTGAAATAGACTCTCTAGAATTTACACAGCAATATCCTAATCTTTCAATCTCAGATATTAAATCTAACATACTATCTTGAGGTGGTGTTCCTCTAAAAAAGAACACAGTATTACTTGGATTTATATCAAAACCTGACTCATCATCTTTTCTAAAGATTTTCCCATCCTCAATATATGCACCCTTAAAATTTGCGATATAACAAGGAAATCCTAAATTCTTAGATTCCTCTTTGATTCTTTTTGAGGTAATAGAATTATCGCCGTGTTCTACTGTAAGAACAACGACACGATATTTATCCTCAACCTCTTCTGATAAAGTTTCTTTGAATTTTTTAATCTTCATATTCATCCATATCTTCTATTTCATCTTCTAGTTCTTCATCTACCTTGTCGCCACAAAAAGGACAGAATTCAACTCTATAATATGTTCCATCCATATTATGTTTAATTTTAAACTCGGCGTCACACGATAAACAAACCTTTAACTGCATCAGATTTCACAATTACCTGCAACACAAGCTAATTCTTGTGATGCAATTGTCATATCAGATTTTTCATATTCTGAAAGTTTAGACCAGTCAATATTTTTTGGCATCATCTTTAGCATATTTTCATATTCCTCTTTTGTGCAATCTTGATAAGGTGCTTGTTTATATGTATGTTCACTAAATGGTAGAAATGAAACTCCACTCATGTAGTTAAAATATTTATATACCCACGCACCTACGTCTAACCACTCGTTCTCTTTAACAGAAATAGTGACAGATGGTTTATGTTCACACCAATGTTTTTGATAAACTAACCAATGTTCTAATTGTTCTATTGCTGTCATATCAGTTCTAAATACTGCGTTTTTATCAACTTTCATTGGAAAAGAAAACACAGCAGTATGACTCGGATTCATTACATCATCTTCAACTAGAAACCCAGAATCTCCCATCATTTTTGTCAATGGGTCTTTCTTATCACCACGAACAGTTCTAATATAGTAAGGATTATGTCTTGCATGAATACCAGAAGCTGCATCTACAAGTTGTGATACAGTTCCACTTGGTTTGACACAAGTAATTGCAACTGATTGATTGATGTTCAAATGATTCTCTGCCCATTGTTTATTAGTATTAATTGCTTGTTCTCTTAATTTATCAAGTAAATTTTCTAGACCTTTTGTTTTTCCATTCGTTAATTTATTGTCCATAATACCTGTTAAAGAAACTCCAAGAAGTCTTTCTTCTTCACAATTTCTTTTCCACATTGCAGAAACGTATTTAAAGTTTGTTAATGTGGATTGAAAAGTTCCTATGATTGTGGCCAATCTAACTTTTTCTAATAAAGTTTCCTCTGTATCTGTAGGTCTAATTACAACTTCAGATAAGTTACAAAACTCTCTATCTCTTAATATTATTTCTGAACAAGGATTTGTACCGAAATCGTGTTCTACCTCTCTTCTTTGATTGGCATCTGCTTGTTTTTTTGCAGACTCACGATTGAAGATACCTCTCTCACCAGATTTTGAATCATAAAGAGATTTCCATTCTTCCATAAAAATACCAATGTCTGGCTTTTCTGTATAACAAGCAGAGTTATTTGCAAGGGCTCGTTGTCCGTTCTGTTCCCACCATTGACCAGACTTAGCGTGTCGCATACGATCATCTGATAAATTAGATAAAGATATCAATGCACTTCTACGAACACCACCGACTACAACGACCTCAGCGATTTTACAAACAATATCGTGACATTCTAATGAGGATAACTTTCTTCCAGCAGAACTTTTAAAAGTATTTACAGAAAATTGGAAAAGACTTTTTAAAGGTTCTGGGCCAGATGCACGACCTCCAAATACTTTAAGTGGAGCTCCAGCTGGTCTTACTTTTGACATATCCCATTTTGGAATTTGACCAATATATAACATACCAATTAATTCTTTAAATGCCTTTGCCCAACCCAATTTACTATCTGCAACTTGTATTACAGTATCAGACATAAAAAATTCTTCTGCAACCACAGGTAGTTTTGCAACAAACTGCCTTTCCACAGAAAATCCAACACCAGTTCCATTCATTAACACATAAAGAATCTCATCAAATGCCTGCACTCTATCTACTGCAACATAAGAACAATTATACCCTGCAATATTTTCTCTTTTCAATGCCTCACCTGCTGTCATCAAACATCTCATTGAAGGCATAACTCTTTGCTCTAGAACAGCATTTTCTAACTCAGCTCTAGTTGTCCAATCTAAATCATATTCACACATCTCTTTTAAATGTGTGGTGAAAAAATCAAAATATCTTGTTACTGTTTCATCCCAAGTTTCTCTTCTGTCCTTATCTGGTAACCATCTAGAGTATCTTGAAAGGTGTATAAATTCTTGATATTGTGTGGGTAATAAATTAGTGGGCATTTAACTCTCTCCTTTTCCAAGCAATAAATTTTAATCTTGCATGAACACCAGAATAAGTATTCTGTGCGATCATGTCTTTTATCTGACGTTCTGTTTTGCCTGAAAGTATCATCTCATTAATATCTTTTTCTTTTAAATCATCTGGCCAAATTACGACTTGATAATCTTGGTCGATATATTTTTCTATCAATCCTAATATTTCTTTATTTCGTGGTTCATTATCAGGCACTAAAACCACCTTTTCTTTTTTAGGTATTCTTAAATCACTTTGAGCTGTTGCAATGCAGTTATCTAAAAACAAACTATCTATTGGACCTTCTACAACATAAACTACTTTGTTCCAATCCACTTTATCTAAACCAAAAATTTTAGATTCATCTTGTCTTGTTTTAATAGTTATATATTTTGGATTTTCATTACCAAAAGCTCTTCCTTGTACTGCAATAATAATATTATCTTGGTTAAAAAAAGGTATAACCAATCTCGGATGATCTCCTTGTAAACTTGGAAATTTATCTCCGAATGTTGTATTTATCCACTTATAAAATTTAGAAACATAATATAATTTATAATGTTGTCTTGATGGTATCTGTCTACTCTCCACGAACTTTTTTACTGGGTGATCATGTGATAGTGATGAAACTTTTATCAAGCCTTTTGTTCCAGCGTTTTTAAAAGATTTCAAAACTTTCTTTGCAGTTATTTTTAATCTTTCTTCAATTGTATGCGGTCTATATTTTTCCACGATAAACTCGTTGTAGATTTTTTCATCTACATCTTTTATGAGATTAGGCACACTTTTCCCTACACCACAATTATGACATTTAAAAAATAAATTATTCTTTTTAGAGAATACATATCCTCTAGCCTTTGTGGTTGATTTTTGAGAATCTCCACAGTAAGGGCATCTAAAATTAAAAAGATTATTACTTTTCTTTTTGAATTGTGATAGTTGTGATGATACTAATAATAAATACTTTGATTCAAGAAACATCTAATAAATATATATCATTTTTTTATGATTGTCAAGGAATAATCATAAATTTATGTAAAATAAATCCTATAACTATAGAACCTCCAATAATTAACCATCTCCATCTCTCTAATACACCAACTCTGCCATTGACTTCAATTTCTAATCTTCTAATTGCATCAATAACTTCTTGTTTATTGTCAGAAATTCTTGTATGTAAATTTACAATTTCACTTTTAAATTCTATACGTCTTTGTTCAACCAAACTACCTATACTCATTTGTGCTTCTTCTTGTTGAGATAATTTTTCTTCGTGAACAGCTAACATACGATTTATTGAATTAGATACTTCACTTATCTTTACTATGGCGGCATCTAAACGTAAGTGTATAGTTTTCATATCTTGCACTTCTTTTTGCAAGATTTTTACGTCTGTTTCTAGTTGTTGGAAAATGTCTGAAACCAAGATGCCGCCTTAAAGTTGTTTCTATGCTTCGTGATACCACATAGAATAAATACCCCAAAGGATAGCTATGTATGCTAATATTGGTACCCAAGAGTTACCTATTAAAATTAGCACACCAAGTATCACTAAACTGATACCTGACCATGTGGATATTTCCGAAATACGATCCCAAATAAAATCAATCATAGTTCTCTCCCCTCATTGGTTGTCTACTATTTATACATTTGACGATATTCATCTCGTATTCTCACTATTCTTTCTCTGTTAGCGTCTACTGAGTCGGCCTCAAAAGGTGTTGTGATTATATAAGGAATACTCATACTATCAATGTCTGAGTAATCAACCCAAGTGCATCTTGAACCTATAAATAACTCACTTCTATATAAATTATTCAAATCTGTCAACAATTTTTCTGTGCTTTCAATTGCTCTAGTTCTTCCTAATTCTATTCCGTTTAAATTTTTAATAAGAACATCAACTGAGTTTGTATCTAAAATATTATTAGTATCTCCAAAAGGTCCATGTTTATATAAGTCTGGTCGTATTTTTATAAAAGAATATGTCACCAAACCCTTCTCTGTTTTCTTTTCTTTTCTTGGTTTTAATTCTTGTTTCCATGCAGAATCCCAAACTAAATCATCAGGTAATTGTACATCATCTTCAGAAGGCACAAAATTTTCTACAAATTTAGGTTTTTTTAATTTAGAATCAAAAAATTCTACATGAGCCTCATAGTATATGTCATAATATTTTGTGTCATAATTTACGTTGCAAATTACATCTTTGTCAAGATTTTCTATATACCAAAAAAATTCTGGGCAAGTGCTTTGATTGCCTGTTTTTGGGGTGGATAAAAAATTAGAGTAAATCATATTTTTTCACTATTTCATTATTATAATAATTCATATCTTCTTTCCAATTGTCAATGGGTTGTTCATTAATAAAATCTAAAAGTTCATTGTAATGCATCTCATCTTTACTTAACAATTTATCTAAACATAAAGGAAATCCATTTTTATAATTAACTCTCTCATTATACATTTCCATCATAGTTTTATATTCTGATTCTGTTGCTATTTTATCTAACATGAATCTTCTTTGAATATACATTTTGGCCAAATTGCTATTGACATCTGAACAAGTTAAAAATATAAATCTAGTGTTTGGAAAATCTTCCTCTACTCTTTTTATTTCATCATCAACTTTTCTCTCTCGTTTTATCGGTAAAATACAAGAGTGTCCAAATCCTTTATAGCCAAAAGATATTTTGTATGCAAATTTTTTAGGGAATTGTTTAGGAAAATTTTCATCAACAAAAGAATCTTCAAAATAGTTTCTAAAAATATGTGGTGATTTAAACACATACATATCATCAAAACCAACAAATCCTTTTTGTTCTACTCCAAAATGTTTGTTGATAAACCAAATAGTAAAATCCCCACCTAGTGATGTGGGATAACTCACACAATATGATTCCATAATTACTTGTCTAATTGTTCAAAAAGATTTTTTAATTTTCGTTCTTGTTCATCAATTTTTTTAGCAATATTAGGATATTTCTTTCTCCACTTATCCTCTGCTTTTAAAATTTCAAATCCGTATCTATCTGCAGCCCAGGTATAAAGATTTTCTACTTTTTTAAAGAACCATCTTCCCATTGCAGTTTTTTCAAACCACGAGGCAGATGCTGAACCTATTATTGACCCTGCAATACTACTTATAAGCCAGAAGTACATTTTTCAATCCGTTTATGATAACGACCAATATCATGATCATAGATTCCATCAAATGCTTCTTTCTTTTTCAAAGCTCTCCAACGACCTTTTAGTCCATCTAAAAATCTAGCCCAAAGACTTAATAAGTTTATCTTTCCATCATATCCAATGTAGATATTTTTTCCGTGATGGCGATAACCCATAAACCAAAATGGAACTGTACATACAATATCATTGTTATTTTGAAAACGATAGTGTGTCACACCTAAATTCTTTACCCAACTTCTATCACCAACTCGTGGTGAACCAAAAGTATATAAAGATTGAACATTAAATGTTTCGTACAATCTACTTGCAGCTATTGTTGCCATGGCCGCTCCTAGTGAATGACCTGTAATAAAAAACTTGTGATTTTGTGACAATCCACCTTCAGTATTTTCACCTCTGTTCATAAAACTCATTAATATATTTTGCCAAATCTTATCAAGTTCTCCTTTAAATCCTCCGTGAACATCACCCTTTGTATTTGATTTCTTTTGAATCGCATTTAAATCTGCCTTTACATCACTCCATTGAGTAGGTTCTGTTCCTCTGAAAACTATAATTGTTTCATCACTATTCCATACAATATAACATTGAGCCCCTTCGTGAGAAATAAACTTAGACTGTGGATATCCTAAACTACTCCAATGATTTTCTGCATCTTCTGGTTCTAAATAAGCAAGTTGTGAACATTTTGCCATCAAAGCAGCTCTTGTTTTTCTCTCTTTAAAACTATCACTCATCTGTATTCTCCTCTTTTTCCTCTGGTTCCTCTGTTACTGCCTTCTCATAATAAACTATAATTTCTTTTTGTTGTACTAAATATCGTTTTATCTCTTCCATATTTAGTGCAAGATTCTCGTAATCAGGCACAGATAATGCATAATATACTAAATCTGATTCTTTGTCAAGGAATTTTAATTTGAATTCATCATAATTTTCTTCTGTTATGACATAAAAATATAATGGAAGAAGTGATAATTCTTTAGGTTTGGGTGCGATTGCAATCGTAGGTTTGATAATCTCTGTAACAGTTACAATCTCTTTTTCAGGTCTACTACAACCACTAATTACTAGTATTAGTAGTAAGCTCCATAAACTTATCCAATATCTCTTGTGTTTTACCATTGATTATTCTCTCTATTGAATCGGGTTTCTTTTTAGACAAATTAGTTAAATCATGTTTTCTTAATTTGTTTTGTAATGCTTCTTTATCTTCAGTAGCAGATGATAAAGAATTTTGTAACTCACTATTTAACTCTATTTGTTTTTCTATGTTATTATTTAATTCTTTGATTGCAACATTTTTCGATTGAACAGCTGTTTCTAGTTTTGCATTATTTTGTGTTAGTTGTGATATTCTTGCTTGTGTGCTTGAATAGTATGCATAGGCACCATATACAACTCCACTAACTAATCCAATAACGATAATCCCAATATAAATTTTCAACATTTAGTTACTCGCATCTTTAGCTCTTTGCATTTGGGCTGCAGTTGGAGCTCCTTTTTCACCTTTCTTTCTCATTTTTTCACCTCTTTTTCTTTTCATATGTATGTTGTGCCAAAGACCTTTTTTCTCTGCGTTTAAGTCAACAATAGGTTTATAAGTATCTAATGCACCTGTTCTTGGTGCAAGATTTGTAACGTCTGTATATGACCCGTATTCTTTTATATAATCTTTAAAGTTTTTCACAATCTTTCTCGTTTGCTTGTAATTCTTTGTCTTTATTATAAATCCAAACATAACTCCAAACATCATCATTACATTTTTTACCAAAGGAAAGTTTTGGATTATTTAAAGGTTCTGTTATTGTGCAGCCTAAAAGAAATAATGGTAAAATTAAAATTGATAATCTAATCATCTTAAAGCTTTCATTGCAACATTTAAAACACCTTGAAAGTCAATTTTCTTACCACTCTTTAGTTTGTCCTTAACTTTCTTTTTTAAGTCTGGGTTTTTAATTTTGTCTATAACTTTTAAAACAATGTTAGCAGTAGTCATATCAACTTTCATAGAACCATCTTTAAATCTGATAGTTTGTGCTTGTTTATCTCTGACAATTTTTTGTAAAGTATCTAGAGCAGTTTCTTGAAACATTTGCTCTACAACTTCTTCTCTAAACTTGCTTCTTTTTTCTCTCATTTTTTTTAATTTCTCTCTGTGAAGTCTATATGATTTAGTTCTTGCATCTATAAGAGGTTGTTTTCTTTTTTTCTTTTTTACAACAACTACAGAAGAGTCATCACCTGTTCCAGCAACATTAACACCAGTTGCATTTGTCGGTGCATCTTCTGTCATATCTGTTTTTAGTTTTTCTTTTTTTGCATCCTTTAATATTTCCATCACTTTAGATTTACTACCTTTTAATGTAATAGTTCCATCTTCAAAATTAACTTGTTTGATACCCATTCCTTTTGCACGATTCATAAGTGAACTAGCTATAAGCGGTGGTTTATTAGGTCTAATAAAACTTTTTTTAAATCCACTAATTGTCGCTGTAGTTTCTACCATCACCTCTTCGCCATTATACGGATTTACTTCTTTATAAGTTTTCATTACGCTTCCTCTATATCTTCTAAACTTACATAAATTTTTTCTTTTGTTCTATCATGAATAACTGCAAAAATATCAACTCCTAAAACTGTGTCAACAGGTGCCTCATCTTCAACTGCGAATACTTTATCACCTTTCTTTGCAGATAATTCTTCTTCTTCTTTATTTAGTATATCGTTAATTAGAACATAATTTCCTTTTGGAAGTATCTCTCCAAATCCAATAACCTCTTCTGTTATCTCATTATCAAACTCTATATTATTTTCTTTTAAAAATTTAACAAACTCTTTTTCAAATACGTCTGGATTATTAACCGACTCTCTAAATGTATCTTTAAGTAAAAAAAGTGCAGCTGCATAAGTTCCTATCTTTGTTTTAAGACCAGGTACTTTTGAAAATATCTTTTTGATATTGAAAACTAATTTGTGTAGGATTGTGTATGCGTTTTGCAATTGTGATGTGGATAATTCCACGGCAGGTTTTGTAGAACCCTCTTTTTTTATACGATTGCCTTTTTCATCAATGATACCTAATTTATAAGCATCTGTTTTTTCAAAAGGGGTTACAAGTAATTTTATGAATCTATATGTTACAAATAAATCTATCGCTCTTCCCATTATAGTTCCTTTAATGTTTCTAATACATATTTATCTTCATCTATAAATTTTAATTCGTAATCATGCAACATATTTAAATAGATTAGAAAAGATTTCATTGCAGGGTAATGTATTCGTTCTAATTTGTGCAAAAGCAAAGTTATAGCTGCAGTAGAACCAAAAACATTTTTAATAACTAAAAAGTGATTTAAAAGCAATCTTTCTTTTAAAATCTGTGTGTCAATATACTTCTTTAACAATCGTTTGATGTATTTAAATCTTTTTAAATCATCTTGAAATTCATGTTCCCCATCACATTGAGGGTTATCATAGTGTTTCATTGCAAACATTATAATATTATCAGAAGTTATTTTCTCAAACATTACTCTATACGAGCGGTTAACTTACATGAATTATTTTCTATCATCTCATAAGATATATTTAAAGATAGGCCGCCTTCAACTTTAGTTCCATCATCATTCAAAAACTCATCATGTGGTGTGTCTGTATCTTTTCCAAATCTTCCACCGAATACAGTTATCGGTAGACTTACTGTGCCTGAGGCACCTTCCATTTTAGGTGTTGTTCCAAATCCAATTCCTAAACGATTTAATTTTTGTCTTATTATGTTAATTGCTTGTTCAGGTAAAACATAACTCTGATTTGCAACTGAACCTACAAAAGCATTTATTTTTCTTAATACTTCTGGGTCTGACAATTGTGCTGGATTAATATTGTCATCAGCAGGTTCATAAAATTGTCCAACTTTATTTTCTTTAATATGTTGTTTAAATGTTCTCATGGTACATCTTTCTTAAATGGGGGGCAAAAGCCCCCCTAAAGTAGCAAATATAACTTAGTTAGCAATATCAACTAAACCAAAGTCAGTTGCAGCTTTGTGTGTAGATAGAACTGCCCAAGCAGTACCTACCCAAATCAAAGTTGCTGTATCGCCGTCATCAGCAAAAGCGATGTCAGCATAACCTAGTGGATCAGCAGGTGTTAATGCAGAAGCACCAGTTGAGTCTGTGTCAACAACGATTATTTTGATTTGTCCAACAACAGTACCATCAGCAAGAGTTGTAGCTCCGTTTGTTGATTCTAGTTCTAACTTTGTTAGTGCTGTAGTAATAGAAATAGCACCTGAGTTAGCAACAGCTGTAACGTCATCTACTGAATTTGAAAATCCAATAAATGAAGGTAAGTTATTGATAAAGTTTGTAACTGAAACTTTTTTATTGATTGGTGTTCCAGTAGGATCATCAATCACATGAAGTAAGTCTGCACCAGCAACACCTGTTGAAAGGTCTGTAAGTGCGGTAATTTTCTTATCGGCCATTTGGCTTCTCCTAGTTAATTTAAACCTCTTAATTGAGGAATTTTACTGTAGGTAGTTACTCAAACTCCTACATCACATTTCGGTCTGAGATTTTTCCTCATGTCCGACATTATTTAATTCTTCTAAAAACAGTTCGCATTGTTGTTTTGCACCTAAGGTTGCATTTAAATTTGCGATCAGTTCTAATTTCTTCTTATCACATTCTGCTACTTGATTTTTCAAAGTAACAACATCATTTTCAAGTTGTTTAACTTGTTGCTCTAGTCTATTCTTGTTTACACTCATAATATCCTCACAAAATTTATAATATTATTTATATCAGTTTAAGAAACTGTAAAAGATGCATCAGCAGAAGCGGCAATTGTTAAACTGACTGCTGTTGTATCTTCTAATAATAGGTCTCCACCTGTTGTAGTTTGTCCACCTGAAGTAGATGAATTAACTTCTATTGATTCTAATGTTCCACCATCTGAAACATTACCAATTTCTTCAAGAACTCTATCACCATTCATTTGTGTGATAAGACCACTATTCAAACTAATAGCGTCATCTGAATTAATACCTAAAGTATTATTTGTAACATTAGAGGTTCTTGTATCTGTAGATGCTGGTAAAGCAAATGCGATAACTCCTCTTCTTAAATCAGATGATGCTTCTCTAAAGTCCATAATTGTTCCAAAAGTAGAACCCAATGCACTAGCTTGTTTTAATTGCAATTGTGGTGTACCTGTAACTTGAATTGGCTCATTGTAATAAACATAAGCGGTAACATCTCCTAGAGATGAAGAAGCTACACCTGTAAAGGTATCTCCATCTGGATAGTATTTTGTTTTATCTGTCAGATTTCCAATTGTTATTTGTTGTGCTGTTGGTTCACCTAATCTTTTTTGTAAATTACGAACACAAACTAAAACCTCTGGGTCAGCACTAGCATTATCGTTTCCGTTTGCACCAGTTCCAGCTGCTCTAACCCAACCTGATTTAGTTGCGTAAGTATTTTCTTTTGAGTATTCACCTGAACCATCTGCAGCCTCTGTCAAAAATTTTGGTTTTGCTTCACTGGCATCTGTGCTAAATTGAACTCTATCGCCCGAATCATTAACACCATTAGCATCAGTTCCGTTGAAAACCAAAAAGTTATCATTCAAAGATTCAGCAGCATCTTCTAAAACAATAAAACCTGTTTGACTTGCTCCCCATAAAGGCATTTTCTTTCTCCTAAATTATAAAAGTTTTTCTTCTTTTATTTATAATTATTTATATCCTAATCTTGAAAGTTCACTTAATGTTTTACTAACATCTGTATGATGAACTCCAATACCACCTTTTGCTTCCCATTCTCTAATATTTTTGATGTAATCATCAATTAAAACATTTGATTTTCCATTCGTTTGAGCATATGCTTGTTTTTGCTCACGAGCAACCAAATGTATCTTCCCTCTTTTAATATTTGTATTCTTTTGTAACCATTTCATTTTACCTGATTTAGAATTTTTAGTTTTTCTAGAAAATGCAGAAAGTATATGAGGGTCATACTTTGCAATTCTTTGATATAACTTTCTTGCACCAGGCATCCACTCTAAATTTTCCCAAAATCCTTTGGTCTGACTTATCATTTCCCAACGGGCAACTCTGTCCGTTGTTACAAAGATTCCGTTTACAGCTGCATCTGCGGCCTTCATAAAATTACAAAGAACCTGGTCCATATCACAATATATTTCAGGCAAGTCCTCTGTAGACTTAACCCTAGTTTCTTCTAGGGAAATCATTTTTATTCCTCTGTTTTTGGATGCACTTCCACTTTTGTCATTTTTTTACCAGTGGCAGTTTTCTCCTCTTTCTTATTTTTGAAAGGATTCTTACCTTCATTGGTTTCCCAAACTTTTGCTAGAGCTTGTCGCATAGACATATTTTTTTCTTGTTGTGTCACTTCTATTTCCTCACTTTTTACTGCTTTAGATATAGCTTTTCTTCTTCTATGTAAGTATTTATCTGATGAGTCTACATCACCATCATTGTCAATATCTTTGTCTTTTCTGTCTTTAAATTTCTTTTTAACAGCATCTGGGTTTAGTTTATCTAACTCTTTAAGAGCTCTTTCAATAACATTCACTTTTCTCTCCTCTTTCTGTTCGCCTGGTGTAATTTGTTTTAGGTAGTCTGTGTATCTTTGAGTTCCTATCTCATATGCTTCAGATTTACCTCTGACTTTAGAAGCCAAATCTTTGTCTGCACCACCCCAAGTTCCTTTTGATTTTGTTACAAAAGAGTTAACTCTAGCAAATGCCCATTGTTGAGGTGTTGTGCCTGGTCTATGACCTGTTCTCCACGCAGCCATTCCTCTATCATATACTTGTTTTAAAATACCATATGGCATACCTGACTTCTCTGCCTTTTTTACAAGTCCTTCAATTTTTTCGTTAAGTTCAAATTCTTCTTTTATGTCTGTTCTTCCAAAACCTAGTTTTGGGTCTCCTTTTTCCATTGAGTCAATATGTTGTAACATATAATCATCAATGTCATCTGCAAGTCCAATCTCCCCTGCTTTTTTCATAATTTGATTATATAAATCTCTTGCCTGTGATTTTTGTTCATCTGTTGCCTCACCAGCATCATGAGCTTTCATTTCAATCTCATAAAACTTGTCTTGTAATCTTGTTAGTTCTTCTGCACCTTCAACATCTGCATTTTTCTTCATGACATCTTGAGCAGACCCACACATATGAAAATGTTTAGTAGTATAATTTCCAACTGTGATTTCATGTTCTGGTTGTTCAGTAATTGCTTTCTCTAAATCTTTTGCTTGTCCAGCGTGTGCATCACTTGCTTTCTTTAACTTTTTAATTATACCTTTTAATTTAGGTTCATCTCCCTTGTCAAGTTCTTCATTTTTAGATACATATTCAAAAAGTTTTTTATCACCACCCATATTAACTTTACCAAATACCACTCCTAGTATTTTATCAATTGTGCGATCTGGTTCACTATCTTGAGCACCAAGTTCTGAATATTTACTTTGAACTTTATCCATATGTGCTCTTGCAGTTTTATAATCTTTCATCATTTGAGCTCTTCTAATTTCTTTATTCATTGCCATATTTGCAGCTTTAGATTTAGACATAGAAGTATATAATTCAAAATCAACATTCATACCACTCTTGAGTTTCTTACCCTCATCAAACATTTCAACTTCTTCTTTATACATATTCAACTCAAATGGTTTTGAACCACCTTTATTGTAAACTTGAATCTGTAAGTTACCACCTCTACCTTTGAGTCTGTATTTATTTGTTTTACCTTCAGATGGTTTTCTTGGGCCAGTTGCTACTTTACTGTCAATCTCTTTTGAGTCTACTGTAACACCCAACTTCTTCTTTGCATAATCATATGCGTGTTGCATTGCACCAGAAAATGTACTATGATACAAGTCATACTTTTCATCAAGTGATTCTTGTGTCATAACTTTTGGTTTAAATTTTTTCATAACATCTTTGTGATACTTAGTCATATCTCTATTACCAGCATCAACTGAAATCTCACCACCACGAATATTATCATCATTTACATCAAAACTCATCAATTGAATACCATCAAAATATGCCTTAGCAGCTTTTGCATCTCTTTCATTTTTAAACTTATACTCTACATACTCAACCTTCTCATCAAGTTCAGTTTCTTCTTTTATTTTGGTTGCAAGTTTTACTCTAGTATATGATAACTCATCACCAACTTTTATATCAGCTGGTTTATTATCTGTAGTTGCAAATTTGCCAATTTGGATAACTTTTGAACCAGCATTTTTCTTCATCATGTCTATGGCTTTTTTCTTATCCCTAAACTGACCTATAACTTTATTTTTAGAACCTTTTTCTAAAACAATAAACATACCTTGACTTTTTGCCTCATTAACTATTTCTACATTTGGTTCTATACCTTTACTATTTAAGTATTTCATAAATTTAACCATATTAGATTTTGTTGCACCAATTCTACCTGTGCCTTTATCTTTTAGGTCTGTCATTCCAGTTGGTGCATTGAAAAGTGTTAATCCTAATCTTCTACTCATTTGCAAAAATGCATTGTATATTCCTTGTGGATTTCTTGAATAATCAAAGTCTACGATTGTTTCATCAAGTTCAACTTCTTCTTTTAAACCCCTTTTCTTCATTTCTTTTTCAATACGTTTAATCATATGTTGAATAGAAGGCATCTTTGGGTCTTTCTTTTCTGCATCTCGCATTTTCTTCATCATAGATTTAAGATTATCATCAGACTGTTTTGCCATTTTAGCATCTTCATCAAGTCCAACCCCTACCTTATTCTCATCAGGGTTGAACTGTTCTTTCATAACAGATAACATATCTTTGTAAGACTTCTGCATTTTTTTCTGAAACTTCAATCTGTCCAAAGGTTTCATTCTCATTGCTTTATCTAGGGCTGCTTGTGCAACATTTATTGGAACAGATTGTTTCTTGCCGTCATCAAATGTAACTTTGAAAGTAGACATATTAGTTGCTTTTCTTAACTGATTGATGATATTTTTTTCACCACCATCATCCTCGCCAGATGCATATGCTGATTTTCTACCCTCATCATACTGATTTACTTTTTCCATTAACTCATATATGTTTGTTCTATTACGCATATTTTTTTCCTTTTTAGTATTTATAAAACCATTGTTTTAACTCTGGCACATAATCTCGCAAATCAAACCCTCTATGTTCGTTCATTTTTTCCATCTCTACAAAGAATAATTCTTTATTATATTTTTCATCTAATGTAATACGTTTCTTAGAATTAAAATGTAAATCTGACTTTTCTAATTCACTCATTCGTTTGTCAAAAATATCTTCAGGTAGTAAATCACAACAAGAATATTTTGGCTCTATAACCCAATTATGAAAAACAATTTCACTAATATATTCTTTGTCTTTAAAATAATCATATATTTGTTCTAAGTGAAAGTAATTATATAAACTAATTGTAACACTTATTTGAACTTTTCTACCAGTTTCATAATGATATCTCTCTATTGTTTCAATAGTTTTGTTAAAAACTCCACCTCTAATCCAATCATAAACTTTTCCAACTCCATCAACACTTGCATAAATGTTTAGATTTGGAAGTCTTTTTAATATGCCCATAGCCTCTGGCGTTATTGTGTGCATATTAGATACTATATTTACATTACATTTTGAATTAACTTCAAGTAGTTTATTCAGTATTCTAATGTTTCTAATATCGGCAAAAGGTTCTCCACCCTTTATTTCCAAATATTCCAATCCATATAAAACATTTTCAATCTTAGAAACAGCAGAATCATCTAACTTTTGCATTGGATAAACTTCTCTTCCAAAAAGTTTATCTAATTTTTGCCACTTGTGACTATAAAAACTACTACAAGTTGCACAATCAGCATTACATAAATTACCTAAAGTATATTCTAAATATCTTATAGGTGAAGATAATTCAAACTCTCTTCCTTTTGCATCTTCATATTCATACTTAAATTTATAATGCTCTTCAATCGTTGTTTTAAAAGTTTGATTTCCAAGCTGTTCTTGTAAAACACATTTCTTACAAGGATATAAATCTAGTATTTTACCATCATTTAAAGAGTTTCTATAATAATCCAAAACTTTAGAATTATAAAATTTTTCCAAATCATCAATATCATTTATATGTCCTAAAGAATGTTGTTGACTCATACAACACAACACAACATCTCCACTAGGACAAACGTAAAGACCCACGAATGGAACTTTACACCATAATTTAGTCATTTAAACTCCGTTAAGTAAGACCACCTAAATCTGTACCAGATGAAATTATATCACTTTCGTACTCTAACTTACCTGTTGTCGCATTGAATTTCAATAACTTTCCATCTGCTTTATCAGTATCATCAACGTCATCTAATCTATTAAGTAAAACTTCACCACTACCAGAGCCAGACATATCCATTGATGCTATTTTTTGAGAGATATTTGTCCTAAATCTATCAAACTCTGCTCTTAAATCAATACTTTTTTCAACTTGCTCATTAAATTGCTCTTTAGGTAAATGTTCTTTAATCATTCTTGTCACTCTTTCTTCAACATATTTTATTTCTCTTCTCATTCCATTTATCATGTTATAAAATTCATTTGCATCTATTAATCCAGCTTTTTGTAATGTATTATTAACCTCTTCTTGCTGTTTTTGTTTTGTGATTTCTTTCATCTTTTCAATGTAATCACGATAGACTTTTGCCTCTGCGGTTTTACCCATCTCCTTAGCTCGTTGTTCCATTGCAACTGCAGCTTGAACTTTATGTGCATGAGTCTTGCCAGAGTTTTCTATTTTTCTTATACTAGCCCTTGCAGTTTCAACATCTTTAAATCCCAATCCATGAATAGTTCCCTTTGGATTTTCATCTGTATATAAATCTGAGTGTTTTTTAGAACCTGCAGGTTGACCTGGTTTTCTTGGAATTCTTGGATTAGATTTTTCTGGTAAACCTATTCTAGAAAACATTTTTGTTTTAGGTAAACTTTTTTCTTTTTTAACATCAACACCAAGTAGTTTTGATAATCTATTTGACATACTCTTTCCTTAATTATCTACTTTTGCACCAGCACGCCATTGGAAACAACTCCAATATCTCGCTTTTGTTTTAGGACCTGGGTCATCACAATTGTGTCTTGCACGAAAACTTTTTCTTGCAGCTGGGTCATCACGATTAATACCCATGTTAGGGTCTCCAAAAGTTACTTTAACTATATTATCTTTTTCATTCTTTACATAGACTCCAAATTTTTTAGTGCTACCTGTTGGCAATCTAAAGGGGTCATTTAATTTAACTTTACGACCTTGATATTCTGACTCTGTAATTACATGATCATAACAAGAACAATCTTCTTTTACATCAGCGGCCAACATATCTTGAGTAGTTCGTTTCCCTTTAACTTTGTACACACTCGGGTCTCTATAAATTATTTTTCCTGATTTTCTTTTTACTGGCACTCTAAGATTTGAGAATTTTTTATCTTTTCTGAAATATGCCTTTTCTTCTTTTTTTTCTTTTTTGTCTTTTGTATCTAGATAGGCTGCGATTGCCATATCTCTAATCTTCTTATCTGATTTACCTTTAAACTGTGGTGCATCTGATTTTCTAAAGTCATCTATGTAATCACCAGCGTCTGCATCTTTACCAAGTTTCTCATTTATCTTTGAGGTATCAGTTGCCATAAAAGGCCCTCGTCTTAATGCTTTAAATGATATATTGGTTTCGTTACCAAACAATTCTTTTGGGTGGATAATTTTAAATGTAACCATTTCAGTAGAGTTGTTAATCTTCTTCAACTCCATATCTATTTCTTTATGAACTTTACCTTTAAATTTTAAACCATGTGCAGTTACAAGTTTCTGAACTTTACCTTGAGAAACTGCTTGTTTTGCTCTTTCTCCAAACATCTGTTTATACTTCTGTGTATGTTTAGATGGTTTTGTTTTTCCCTTTGCATCGCCTGGTGCTGGTTTATATGCAGCTGGATTGTCATCATCCATTTTTGCACCTTTTCTAAAATGGGCAGCCCTAGCATCTTTTGTTTTTTTCTTGACACCAGAATAGTATTTTGCTGGTTGTGTGCCTGGGTCATCTTCTACGTCTTTGTCTTGTTTTACTTTTCTTAGTTCGTGCAACCATGCTTTATGAACTTTTCCCTCATCATCTGCATATGCAACATAATTTGTTCCCTTATTTACTATTGTTCCAATAATATCATTTGCTTCAACTAAATCTCCAACATTCCATATCTGGTTTGTGACGTATAAATCTCTAATTACTTGATAGTCATCAGGTTCAATTTCTTCTTTGATACCCATGTATCTACGAACATCACGAAACAATGTTCTGCCATCTCTGAATGTTTTTGGTAATCCTTTGAGAAAATTTGTGACATCATTTTCACTTGCGGCCGCTCTCATCTTTGATGCAGACATTCCACTAACACCCTCTGCATCTGGGTCTCTTTCTCCAGCAGATACAACATTTATCTCATCAAAATCATAATATCCATGTCTACCATTTACTTTATTGTATTTTTTTATTAGACTATCAAATTCTTTGACTCTATCTGAACCAACAACCATAGTTACTGAAGTATATCCTTTGTTATATAAACTTACTACAATCTCAAAAACTGTTTTCTCTTTACTTGCCATGATATTTTTTGCATATCTTGGAAACATCTTTCTCATATATGCAACTTTAAGTGAGTGTGGTAGTGGGTCTTTTTTAGGATTTTGTGAATGTGATGGATAGATAAACATATCAGTTCCACTTGAGTTTCTTACAAGTGCTGATAATAATTTTTCGTGTCCTATTGTTGGTGGATTGAATCTTCCAAAAGTGAAAGAGGCAAACTTCTTAGCCTCTGTTAATTCTTTGAATTTTTTCATTTATCCCATGCCTTTATAGCTGTAAAGTTATTAAAACTAAATTCCATTCTATCTACTAATTTTACTGCATTACCGCCTACTCTGTCAATAGCAACATATCCCTCTGGGTTAGTCACTTTAAATCCATTAGCAGTTTTAATAAAAGTATCTGTTAACTGTTTAACACTATTTAGTTTTCTAACGATTTGCATCTTCGCATCTATCACATGATTTTGAAACCTTAAAACTTGTTCAAGATTTCTTGTATGTTTTTTCATTTCTATAACATATTGTTTTTGTATATTCTCATATTTCTTTTTGGCTGCAGGTGTTTTTACTTTATCAATTTGTTTCTGAATTGTTTCTTTTACCCAATCTACATAACCCATTGCGTGTTGTTTTGGATTTTTAATTGGAGCTCCAATTCTTACTTTACTATTTGTATATGTTTTTAATGTTGCACCTACAAGAACACCTGTCATACTATCTTGTAATTTTAAAAACTGTCGTAACATAGGACCACTAATCGTTTGAAATGTCCTACCTGTATCTGATAATGTTTTTGTAATACTTTCTGTTTCTCTCACACTAAAGGTTGCTCTACCTGACACATCTTTATAACTCGCATCATCCATCCAAACAGTAGATGGTTTTTTCAAAGAAGATACATTAACTCCAAAAGATGCTTTCATTGTAGGTAAAGTTTTGCCTGTATATGTTGTATGCCAGACAACACCAATGTTTGCTCTTTTAATTAATTTAGCAAAATCTGAACGTACAGGTACAGCGTAAACAATAGTGTTAGGTTGAAAAGTAATAAAATCAGCCCCGTCAATAGTAGTGCTTTCAGTATCATCAGTAAACATGAGGTCACCTTGAATAACACCCTTGATGCCCAGTTTTGAGAACTCTTGTAATGCAATTTTGAATTTTGAATTAAGTTCGCCTGATAAGTCATTATCAATATCCTTATTTGTTTTATATAATTTTGGATTAACATTAAAGACAGATTTTTTTGCAACAAAAAATTTGCCATCTTCTGGGTCTATTCCAGCAAATATTGCTGGAGCCCCATCCCATTTTACGGTCATGTTAACAGAACTTCTAGAACTACCTGCCAACATATCTCTTAATGATTGTAAGAAATTAATTGCAGCCCTACCTCCGTCAACTCCATAGTTGAGAATTTCATCTTCTAAATGTTCTAGGTGTAAATTTTTACCACCTTTATCTTCGTATAAATAAATCATTTACTTATACCATTGTATTTTACTGCAAGACCAGTTGGATATTGACCTAACTTCTTTTGACCAGCATTACCAGATTTATTTGAACGAATAGACATTAACATTACAACTTTTTCATTTACAGATTTTAATTCTAGTAACCATTCTTGTTTTGATTTTCCTTTTGTTGCTTTTATAAATTGAACTTGTGGTAAGAAAACTCCTAATTCATCTCTATCAGTTATCTCTTTATAATCATAACCAACTGCTTTTATAACAATAGTAGGAACATCTGGTGCATCTCTAAGTATCGCTGATTTTATATATTGTAAACTTTTATTTCTATCTTTATTAAAAAGATTAACAATACCAGTTCTCATAATTTCTAACATGGTATCATAATCTTTTTCATATCCACGATTATTTGTTTTGTCATATGCAACTAAAAGTTTTTGGGTTATTGATTTATCTTTATGTCTACCAGTTTTACCACCATCGAAATTATTAATTGAAGGCATACCAACAATTTTTGAATATACTTGTGTATATGCAGTTTGTCTTAATGTTTGCAAATCTTTATCTTCATTAAAGAACTTCCAAACTGGTCTAACATATGTGTTGAGTTGTGGTTCTTTAGATTTTTTTTTACCAGCTTTTAAACTGACACCTAAAAACTGCATATTAGAACGACCACCAAATTTTATAAATACATCGCCTGGGTGATTACCAGGCACACCAGCTGGTTTTGAACTTGGTCTATATCCCCAATAAACTTGTTCTATAGGTTTACTTTTACTTGTGTCATAAAGATACTTGGTTATTGCAATCGCATTACTCATCTTTTCTTCATACTTTGAAGATGATTCTGCATTATTTATTGTTTCTTTTGCAGATTCTTTATCTTTTGAGTGTATACAATTCATTTTATTAACATCAATTGACATTAAATATTCCATAAAGTCTTGTACAGACTTTGGATTATAATTTGTTTCAAATGCAATACAAGGGAATAATTCTGTAATACTAGAATTTAGTGTGGTTTCTTGCATACCACCAGAAAGTGGTTTAACTTCTATTCTAAACTTCTGTCCATTATGTGTACCAGAAATTGGGTCAACACTAGAAGAACTACTGATGATTGAAGCTTGAACACCTGCATGAGTCAACTTTCTTAAAATTTCATCTCTATCGTTATCTCTATCACTAGATTTTACTGTAATAACAACTGTTTTAGATGTGCTTTTTTTAGTATTAATTTCGTGAGTATAACCATTTAAAACTTCATCTGGTAAGTCTACTTGCTCAGATAAAGTTGAGGCAATTGATTTTGCTTCATACAAATTTTGAACCTTATCAAAAGAATTTGTAAACTTTATCGGTGTGCCTCTTGTCTGTTCTACAAGAGTTCTTATGAATGTGGACATTCAATTACTCCATTAATTTTATAAGTATTTATTCATGCATAATTCTTAAAAATGGGGGAATACAATCTTCTCCAAATGTTGGCGATTGATTTTGCAAACTAATCCAAATTTCAGCCTCTTCTTGAGAACGAAAGTCACGAATCCTCTGATTAATATCATTGTCAACAGCGATGTATGGCCAGTCCATAGACGTTTCATCTATGTCTAGATAGTATTTAAACTTTGAGATTAGAGAACTTTTCATATCTTGATCCTATCGTTGTTTTATCAAATGTTGGTATATCTTCTTCCTCTTGGCCTGTATCAACTAAATCTTCTTGGGCACTTAGGTCTACATCATACAACTTCATTTTTGATCTGTCAACCCCTAAAACAAATCTTTTATTAACTGTAGGATCATTATATCTATTCTTTAATTGTTTGACTAGTATTTGATTTAAATCTTCCATCTCTTCTGTGGATATTAAAGCAAACATAAAGTCAGCAGTTGCAGGCAAACCAAAACTCTCAGAAGTATCTTCTAATCCAATATCTGATGATATGAATCCACTTCTAGTAGTTTGTGTTGCAGAAACAATAGGTAGTTTATATTCTACTGCAAGTCCTCTTAACTCTTCTGCAATAGATTTTATAATAGTATATGTATTGATATTACTCCCACCTTTGAATCTACTAGACGTACATATATTTAGATAGTCTATGAAAATAATATCTGGTTTGAAATCTCTTTTTATAGATAATTCTTGTAATAATGCACGAAAATGATTTGCATGAGCAGAGGCCGTTGGATATTCTTTTACGATTAGTTTGCCATTAGTCTTTTTCATAATCTTAGCAATCTTATCTTCATACATTTTCTTTGGTAAATTATGCAAATCTTCCATAGAGATATTCATAAGGTTTGCATCTATTCTTTCTGCAATCCTTTCTTCTGCCATCTCCAAAGTTATATACAAAACATTCTTACCTTGAGATAAACAGTTTGCAGCCAGATGACACATAAACAAAGATTTACCAACACCAGTTCCAGCAAGACAAATATTTAAAGTCTTTTGTGGTAATCCACCTTTTGTTATCTTGTTAAAAAATTCAAGGTCAAAAGGTATTCGTTTTTCTACTTTATGAAGAAAGTCAAATCTTTCATTCGCATCATCTATATAATCATGACCGACACGATTATCAAAACTCACACCAAGTGCCTCTGTTAAAAGAGATGGTAATGCATCTGGGTTTCTTTTCTTATCTTTTCCCTCAATGATTTGAATACCATCAACGATTGCATTATAGATAGCTCTATCTTTACAAAACTTTTCTGTTGTATCAAGAAGCCAATTATCATCAATCTCTTCTTTTTCAAAAGATTCTATGTTACTTTGTATTGATTTAAATTGTTCATCTGTTAAATCTTTTCTATTTTCTATCTCCACAGACAAAGATGTTTTAGACGGCACTTTATTATACTTGGAGATAAACTTTTCTATCTCTTGAAATAAAACTTTGTCTTGTAAATTTTGAAAGTAAAAATCTTTTAGAAAAGGTAAAACTCTTCTGGCGTAATCCTCATTCCAAATGAGGTTCTGTAGTATTGTTCGTTCCATGCTCATCTATTAGTTTTGTTAATATATCACCTATGATATCAAAAAATTCATCTTTAAATTGATGTCTAGGTATTCCGTTATTCTCTATTATATCAAATTCAAATTGTAATGTCAACTTATCATTTTCTTCTTTTGGTATAATTTTTCCATACTTGTAAATAACACCTGCAAATCTACCTGATTTAATTCCTATGCAAGTATGGTCGTGTTTTGGTGATTCTACAAAGGTATATTCAACTGTCATTTATATCATTAAAGTTGCCAAATCACATAAAGCCATTCTATGTAATCCGTTCACAACTCTTGCTCCAAATTTTTTTGTGTATTTATTTTCTTCTTTAAATAAAACATAATTACTATGAGATTTCACACAATCAAATTTACTCTCTAAGTAATGTCTTGTATCAAGCCAATCATCAACATACGATTGTTGTTTAGGTAAAAGTTTTGGAATTACAAGTTCAGAAACTTTTGAAGTGACATATGGTTGTCTGTAATATTGTAATGTTTCTGTTATCTCTTCATTTGCAACAGCAAATCCAACTCTTAACCCTGCAACACTTAACGACTTAGATAAACTTTTTACCTTTATTAAATTAGATGTATTTTGATGTAATAAACTTACCTCTGGTGAAAAATCTGTATATACTTCATCATGTATAACATATTTAAATCTATCTGTCAAGTTTTTTGTGTCATAAATTTTACCATTGTTTCCATTAGGATTTGAAATATATATAGCTGCATTTTTATCGTATATATTTTCTATGTGTTCTATTGATTCATATACTTTACCATACCATTGACAATAAATTTCAAACATACGATAAGATGGTTCAACAACATAATATTTTTTAACTGGTAATATTCTAACAAGTCTATCTAATAAATCTGATGCTCCTATCCCTACTGAAACACGATTAATATCTAAGTTGTATTCTGAACAAACTGCTTCGTAAATTTTATAGTCATTCGCATAATCGTGAATATCAGCATTAACTAATATGTCTTGAATATCTTTTATGAGGTGATAATGATAAGGTACGTTTTGAGATAAATCAATAGACGCTGTTGACTCTCTCGGCACTCTCCAATCCAAATCTCTCTTTCCATAAATCAACGCTTTGTTCTCCCATCAAAATTCCATTTACATTACAATTTGCACAAGATTCTAATTCTTGTCTTTTACCCTCTATGAGTTTTTTTCTAACATCTAAAAAACTTTTGTCATTCCAAATATCTGAAACATCTCTTTGATGTATGTTTCCAAAAGTCTTTTGTTTTCTTGACCAATCATTTTCACAAAGTAAAATATCTCCGTTCCAATCTACGACCATTTTATAAGTTGTAATATAACAAGGTCGTGCAATCTCTTGTTGGCCTAATATCCCACCTCTATTATTGTGTAAATATTTTTTATAATCACCTGTTCCATCATCATACTTATCTCTAATTCTATATGGTATTCCACAATCTTTTACTATTTCTTTTGTTTTTTTAACTTGTTCCTCACCATCATAACAATCTATCATTATAGAATCTACACCTAAATCTTTTATTAATATTCTTCCACTTAAAATTCTATCTCCGTTTGTTATTAGCTCTGTATGAAAAGGACTAAATTGTTTAATAATCTTTTTTATTTTAGGATTAAGTAATGGTTCTCCAAAACCACAAATACTAATAATACCATTATACCCTGCATTAAATAATTGTTCTGACAATACAGAAGCAGTTTTAACAGACATATTTAAGTTTCTGTTTGGATAAATCTCTGGGTCATATCTAGGACAAAAACTACAAGCTCTGTTACATAATTCTGTTGGGTTTATTTCTACTTCTGTGACACCTAAAAGTTTTTGATTATCTCTATTTCCAAGACTATGAACATATTCTCTGTATTGTATATGTTTCATGCAATATACTGTAGATAACTCCCAAGAATATATTTTGGTTTATCTATTGGTTTTTCACCAGAATGTAACCAAGGCCAGAGTGGTGGAAACATTAACATTGACCCCTTTTTACATTTTGTATCTAAATCTAGTTGTGGAAAACTTGTGCTTCCACCTTCATTATCATTTAAATACAAAAAGAAAACTAAAAATCTTCTGCAATTGTTTATATCTGAAACATCAACATGAGCTTCAAATCTATCTATTCCATCTGGCAAGTATCTTTTCATACGAAAAGATTCATAAGCATATTTCGTGGGCCATTGATTTTTTATATTACAAGACTCGGCATAATTCACTACGGCTTGATTAAATTTTTGTGATATGTATTTAACTTCATTTTTCCACTCATCATATTTAAATAATTCTAATTGAGTAAACTGAGAACCACCATTAGATACTCTTTGATGTTGTATTGGAACATCTTCAAACTTTTTTATCATTGCATCACATAAAGAATCTTCTATTACGTTATCAAAAACTCGTATGTAATTATCCATAAGTAAACTCCTTTTTCGCACATTCCTCAAGCTTATTCATTACTTCTTCTGTGAAATATTTTTCTGGGTCATCATTGATAGATTTTCCAAACACTTTTGTTCCGTCTGGTAATTCGTATCGTGTAGATACTTTTTTAAATATCTCATATTTTTCTGCAAGGTCTAGTAAGCCATAATATTTATCTAGTCCTTTTTTATATGCAAGTCTAACATCAACTATCTTATTCTCTTGTGTTAGTCTTGATTTATAATTTTTACAATGAATAATATTACCTACGACTTCTGTTCCTACTTTATCTTTTTTCTTTGATAGAAAAACAATAGATGAAGCTGCATATTTTAATCCACTTCCACCACCCATTTCTTTTGTTGGAAACATAGAACCCATAGAATCATAGGTGTGATTTGTCACGACTAAAGGTATCTTTGCTTTTCCTAATTTTAATGTTAGGACACGAAATGCAGCTTTTAGAATTTGAGCTCTTGTCATATCTCTTGTTTCTTTACCTTCAGCAGTATCTTCAACTTCTTTTGTAGTTGATAACATACCAAGAGAGTCAAGACACAAAAACATAGGTCTGCGAATATCTACGTCTTGTTGCATATATCTATCACAAACTTTCAATGCTTGTGTCCTAAACTCTTGGACAGTTGTAACAGGCAAGACAACCATTCTCTGTGGGTCTATTCCTCTGTCAATTATCATTTGTTTTGTAATTGCACTTTCTGATTCAAAATAAACAACACCTCCCTCTGGGTTAGCATCTAGAAAGTGTTTAACCATTCCCATTAGAAAAAATGTTTTGCCTGTTGCAGACTCACCTGCTAATGCCGTAATTTTATTTGATGGTAATCCACCATATAATGAACCTGACATTAACGCATTAAATATATAACTACCTGTATCAATAAAATTTTCTACATCACCTGCATCTACTCCATCTTCCACTAAATTGGCATATTCATTGCCTGTAGTTTTAATAATATCTTTCAAAAAATCATTCATCTATTATCTCCAGAACCTTGCAGTTTATTTCTTTTTTTTCTGTCGTGCAGTTTTGCAAGATTATTAACTGCAACAGTTTCTAAATCTGAGTCAATGTGATTTGCAAGTGCGGCCACATAGAATAATACATCACCTAATTCTTTAACAAGTTCTGCTTGATTCAGATTTCCCTTATCTCTTATAACTTTTTTTACTTTTTCTGCAACTTCTCCAGCCTCACCGACAAGTCCAAGTGTATTTTCTACAAGTCTTTCATTACCCTTAGTAAGTATTAGTTGCTCAACTTCATTTCCGTATTCATTCATATTCATTTTATTGCTAACGCTCCCACAAACATATGGTTTCTCCAAAAGGGTTGGACAACTTTAAATCCAGCATCACCTATCATTTCTTGAATTTCATTCCAAGTATTAGGTTTCATCATATGCCTAAGTTCCCTTTCCTTATCCATAATGTCATCTGTTGTAAATGTTTTTCTTTTATAATCGTAATAATTAAATGTCATCATATCTTGAACTAAAGCATTTTCGCAAATAGTTTTCTCTGCAAATATAAAAGCACCACCCTCATTGAGTCCTTGATAAATAGATTGTAGTGTTTCTTTTCTATCACGCTTTGGCATAAATTGTAAAGTAAATATTGATGTAATTAAAGAACAATTTTCATACTCATAATATCGAGCATCATCATTACAGAACTCAACATTATTGTAATATTTTTTAATTTCTTTTCCTCTTTTCGTTAAATCATTTTGAAATCCATCTGCATTTTCAAGACCAATATATTCAACACCTTTATCACAATGGTCTAGATTATAATCAATTAACGCCTTAGTCATTTTGCCAGTAGAACAACCAATATCAACTACTGTTGTTCCTCTCTCTATGAAATAACGAGATAGAGCCACAACATCTTCTATTAATTGAGAATAACCACGAATAGATTTTTCTATGTGATTGTCAAATCCCTCTTCTCTATGTGCAAATGTAAAATCTACCATTATATCTTCTCCAATACATTTTTATACATTGATGTTGCTAGTTCTCTCATCATAATTGATGGCACCATACGACCACATCTCTCTGATTTCTGTGCCCATTTGCCTGTCAATATAAAATCATCAGGTAAACTTGTAACTCTTTTTAATTCACCTAAAGTTAATTTTCTATCCTCTTCCCAATGACAAACACCTGCGGTTGCCTCAGTTGAACCCATTGCAGTTATTGTAGGTGAGGGTAAATATTGTGAGGCTTTTTTTAAATTAAAATGAAGGCCTTTCACTCCAAAATCGGAACCTTGTAAAACTTTCTTTGGATTTGATGGCATATGAATACAAGTATTTTTATAATATGCTGTTCTCTTCCATTTTTCAGTTAGATAATCAACTTCCTCTTGATCATATTCTAATCCCTCAAATGCTTCTTCCATAGATATTCTTTCTTTATTCTCTATTGGAAATAGTTGTGATATGTTCATGAAATTCATACCGACTTGAGATGTAATATCTTCTCTGACAGCCATGAAGAAAACTCTTTTTCTAGATTGTGGAACACCATGCAAACTACAATCAACAACTTTTGCAGATACATCATAACCAATTTGTTCAAATGTATTTAATATCTTATTAAAATATTCTTTGGCTTCTCCCATTGTCAGACCTGCAACATTTTCTGCAATGATAGTTTTAGGTCTAATCTCTTCTGCAACTCTTAGAAACTCAAAAAACAAATCTTCAATATTCTCAACTATTTTATCATCTGAATATTTTTTAGTTTTTCCAAATCCAGTTTTGTGTGTTGTGTTTGCTTGTGCCAAAATACCACACATACTAAATGCAGAACAAGGTGGACTTCCATCAAGCAAATCAAGTTCACCAGGTTTTAGTTTAGTTATCTCTAAAAAGTCTTTACCTGTAAGTTCTTTGATATCACCATCTAAAATAGGTGTTGTGGGATAATTATCTCTATAAGTATTTCTTGCCTCTTTAACAAATTCATTAATCGCAAGAACTTTCCCACCTGCCAAACGATAACCAGTAGAACTACCACCACCACCTGCAAAAGTTGATATTACTGTAAACTTTTCTTGTGCTTCTCCATCATATACATCTTGTAATGTGTATGGTTTATATTTCATCATTCCAAATATAATATTCTTTTTTATTAATCATAGTAGTATATATTCCGTCTACTGTTCTTAGGTAGTTTCTATATCTACGAAAACCAATCTGTTTACCCCAACCCAAATACTTTGACATAGTTTCTGTGTCTACCATTTTTTTACTTTTAACAAACTTTATAATATCATCTTTCTTATCACCAGATTTTATTACATCACTTATTTGTTTTGATATTGCATCACTTATCATATCATTAAAAGGATTAACACGATTTGTCCAACTGTGAACATTTGAACAATGGTCTAATGCAAGTTGTGATTGTTGGTTTCTCCAATCATTATCATCTAACATACGATTAAATAATTTTACTGCATCATCTATTTTACTAAATCCAGTTTCTAACTTATCACCAAACAATTCATTTGTTTCTTTTCCTATTTCATAAACATATGGAATACCCTTACATAATCCATCTTGACTTGACATAGCCCAACGAGTTCCACCATGAAATCCTACTCTACAATTAGAAAGTTTTGCAATGTATTCATCTCTATCTTCTGGGCCTTTGAAATCAAAAAATGATAT